GAATTAAGTTCATCAATGCTTGGAAAGGAAACATCACCAACAATCGGTTCAGAGTTGTTTACCTCTAATGAATTAATCACAGTTGATACTTGACCACCATTGAGCGATGAACGATTAACAAATTCAAATAAAGGAGAGCCAACACTGGTAATTGAATTTGCCGCAGAGTTAACATTTGATGCTTCATTCGTCCTGTAAGTGACAGTTAAGATTGTGTTGGATGGTGTAACCCCAAGTTTATCAGTTTTTAATAGGTTATATGGGTCAAAATTACTATCACTGTAATAGTCTCTACCGTGTCTTCTCAAAACTGCATTCGTTGGTTCAATTAGTGGCTCAACATCCACATCGGTAATTTCTGTTCCAAAACCAAATTGAAGAAATGTAGAATTACGATCTCTCTCTGTGACAAACCTACGTGGAACTGAAAATGGTCTTAAGTTTGCTTGTGTTACGTTCTTATCTGTTCCCCTGTTCGTAACAGCTCTATAGACCACATCTTGTGACAAGTAATCTACTTCATAATATGGATTGCCTTCAGAGTCAACAACTGAAACTATTTCGCTGATATTTGGAGAAGCAAGCTCTAATCTTAAAAACTTTTGGTAATCTCCAACTGTTATTTCTTCCACTTCAACAATCCCTGAAATAACTTGTCCCGCAGTTTTAATAGCGTATGAAGTTGGAATACCCGTTGTGTTGTTAACTTCAGCAACAACTATTTCATTATCTGGATTTGCAAAATTAACATCTTCAATTAATGAAAACCCATTTCCATTTAGCGATGAAAATGTAGTGCCCTTTTTCAAAACTGGCATATAATCTTCATCTGGTCCAGAACCAACAGGGGCGGCTGGAACAATAATGTATAAATCCACTTCTCCAAAAGATGATGGGCTACCTTGAAATTTATAGCCCAACTGTCTACCAAGTTTAATAACGTTGTTATACTCTATTGCCGTATCTAAAAAGTTTTCATTTACACTATAATCAAGATAAAACGATAATATATCGCCAACGTATGCAACACTGTCAATCATTAAGGAGCCAAAACCAGCTTCACTGTAATCTTTAAATGTGTCTGAATAGTATCTTTTTGCATAATCTATTAGATCTTGCCTAATAGAATTAAAGTCTCTTGAGGTGTATTTTATCGGTGGGTATTTTTTATTGTTCGGCAACTCGTTAATCTCCAAAAATAATTAGTTATTAGGTAATGTTAATTCAATTTCGTCCGTCACTTCCAAAGGTTTGATATTGTAAGAAAAATTAACTTTCAAAAAATTTGTTGGCAATGATGGATCGTTGTTGTTTGAAAGAAACACAATATCTATAATCTGAATATAAGGAAGGTAAAGAGATACTTGAGAACTTATTCTTGAACTTATTTCAGAGTAAAGGGTCGGTGTGTCGTTTTCAAACAGAAACCCACTTAAACCAACCCCAAAATTTAAATCCATTATTCTTTCACCTGGATTTGTCAATAATAAATTTTTTACATTCTGTTTTACTAATTCCCTATACGAATCAATTAACAAATAATCGTTAGAAAATCCGCGAGTGAGAGGAAGTTTTGGTGTTAATCCGCTTGCCATGATACATCTCCAACGAAATAATTATCATGAAATAAAATTTTTAGCTTATGAGCCGAATGGAGGAGTACCTGAACCTCCACTTCCGCCTCTGCCAGATATTCCAGACAATCCGCCTCCTGATGAAGTTCCACCAGAGCTTCCGCCAGAGCCACCAGAAGATCCTGTAGGAACATTTCTTATATTCAGGCTGTCGAATCCTGCCGCTAAACCTCCTGTTGAACCGGGAGGGGGAGCATTTGGATCTGTTGTAGCACTGCTTAAGACTTCTCTGATTTCTTCATCTGCTCTCGTCACCACTTCTGTATATCTTCTGCCCCATGGGACATATCTTCCAAGACGTGCCAGGTCAGTTCCGGTGATTTCTGTTATTATTCCAGAGTCTGTGATACTGTTTAGGGAAGCATAATATTGGTTTAGCCTTTCTTTGTTATTACCTGGAGAAGGCAAACCAAGGTCTGCTCTACATTCAGCATCTCCTGGCTGATATGGGGTTGGAGATTCTGGTGGTCCTTCTCTCAAGAATTTATCTAACCAATCAGCCGGAGGAATAGAATTTAACCAATTTGGATTTGGTTTATTATCCAATACCCAATATGCTGGTGCAAATGGGGTGATTGGAATACCAACACCGAACAGGGACAATATAAACAATGGCAAACCAATCTCCCAAACTTGCGGTTCAGGAATTAAACTATCATCTATTTGGTCAAACAAAGAAGCATCTGGTCTCGGTATCGTTGGGCTTGCGGATTGTCTACAAGAACCTGGTGCTAAAAGATCATCGCATCCACCTGGTATAATACCCAGTTCACTTGCCACATCTCCAAGCGCAGAAATATTATCAGATACTGCATAAGCTGTATCAGAAGCTGCTTGAGCGGCTTGATTTATTAACATTTGTGCCATTGCAATTTGTTTATTGGTTACATGAATAAGATCAACAATTCTTCTTGAAACAAGGACATTAAGATCTGCCACTTCTATAAATCCTTTAAATATAAGAAGAGGAGAGCGAATAAGTATTGCTGCAAGTTGACCCACCAAGCCCTTGATATCAAATCCGTTTCTAAAACTGTCATCAAAATCTCTATTGGATAATGCACAAGCAGAAGATCTATAATCTTGAGCATCTAATAATGCAAACAACAATTGTCTTAATTGCTCTTTTGTAGCATCAAATATTGTATCGATATTTTTGAGACTTGACATATATGTATTTGAATAAATGTTGTTGATACTTAACATTTTGTCAATAGGGAACATGTATTTAAACATTAAAGCATAATCATCCGTCTGAATCATTTGTTTTGTAAGGTTTCTTAAGCCAGAATTTCCCTTATAAACTGCCCTCATGAAACTCACCCTTTCTGGTGATTCTGGAATTAAAAATCCGTTACTATCTAATTTTGGAGCAGAAACATCACTGTATAAAGAAATAGCATCTGTGATACTAATATCTAAATCAAATGGTGTTTCAACAGATGTAACTGGAACAATATTTACTGTTCTTGTAGCAGAGCCAGATGTTTCTCTCACAAAATATGCTTTTGATTTTTGAGAAATTGTTGGACTCCCAGCAATTGAAAAATTACTATTAAGAAAATCAGTAAATATACTTGATGGTAAAGCTCCATTATCTTGTACCCCTTGTACATCTATTTTTTGACTATCAACAGGGAAGACGTATGACAAACGAAGACCTAAATTAACTTCCTTAAAATAGTCACCCAAAGTAACACTTTCATTTGTGAAAGTTTTTATTGAGTTTGGTGAGTTAGGAAGTCCTCGACCGCAAGCATTGTTAACAAGATCTGGATCTATCCTGACTTCTTTTTCTAATTTATCAACGCCGGTTATTGTATAGAGAAAATCTTGAAATTTATCAATGTTTGAAATACCCTCAAGATAGACATCTCCATTTGCTGCTCGATTGACTATATCAATATTATTTGTCAAGCTTTGTTTTCCAGCTTCAGATAATCCTAAAGTATCTGCATCAGCCTGATTATATCTAACTGATCTGACATATGGCTCTAATAAGAATCCTCCATTTGTAAAGTTGCAGGTTAGTGGTTCTTCCATTGGTCGGCGAGCAGGTGGCAGTTTGTTAATTTTTTCTGATAATTTGCTTCTTATTTCCCCTCTGCCCTTTTCAAGGTTTCTAAAGTTAACATAGGCATCGTTCCATGAAGCAATCCACTTATCATATTTTAATTGAAGGTCGATTCCCTCTCTTGTAAAATTATCGTTTCTGTCTCGGAATCTGCTGTCTTGCTCTACTTGAGATCTTTCCCAAACAAGCACCTTTAAGATGGAGAGCGGATCTAAATCCATCAAAGAAAGGTATGGAGATTGACCTATTTGAGGAACCCCTAAATCTACATACCCAACGCCTTGATAAAAAAGTCTCGCGTGTAAACCTCCTCTGGTTCCGTCTGGGTTTAGAACAGTGTTATTTGATGATGGCATAGCAAAAATAGCTGTTGATTCTTCTTTAACCAAAAGGTTGCTATTAGAAGAATAATTTGAATTATTATTTGTGCTTCCTGCAAGATCTAATTGATTATATTTTATATGAGGTTGAAAAACTCTTTCTGGTCCTCTATAGACCCAAGGATCTCCTGAAATTCTGAATCCTAAAGCTCTTGTGCTTGATGCATAGTCTCTGTCGCTTTCTGTGTAATATCTCCAAATAAATTTAAATTCATTTCCAAAAAAGTCATAAACATAACGAGGTGCAAAATTTTCAACTAAAACTGGTAAAAACCTTGTTCCATTGCCATTGCTAAAATAACTTTGTCCAATTTGTATGTATCTTTGATCGTTAGAAATTCTAAAAACTGGTTCAGTGCGATTAAAGGCTGGGGCTGTATTATTATAATCATCTCCAGCATATCCCCAATCGTCATTGCCGTTTTGCCAATCTTGAATCCTATCGCAAGTTTCATTATCCAACATAACTGTTCTTACTGCACCTGGAGTTGTTAAAATTCTTATGTTTTCATCTCCCCTTGGAGTTCCTGCTTGGTTAATATGGGGGGCATAAACATCATTAACGACTTGATAACGTGAGCTGTCATAGAAAAATGCACTTCCATTAAACACAAGAGAAGTTGCCTGACCATTAGTTGCAAATTCAAAGTTACTTTGATAATTTGAACCTTGACTATAAGCTCGATATCCATAATCAAACTTTGAATTTCCAAGCAAGAAGCCGAAAGCGTTTTCTATTACAGCACTTCTACGTAAAGACAAATCACGTGTACTGGCATCTGGAAACTGAATTGGTGGCGGAACATTTAAAGAGTTCGGCTGGAATGATTTATTTAAATAATACCCCGGATAAAACAGTTCGCCATTTAATGTCCTATGAGAGCCAATATCTCCTACATCTCCTTCAGTAAACACAGCAGGGTTTGCTGCAACTGCCATTAATTGAATTGAAGTTTTCATAGCTTCTTTTTCTTCACTTGAGATTCCGTACTGGTACGTTAAAACAGTATCCAAGATATCAAAATTATCTAAAAGAAAGTCGTAGTTTAGTGGATTCGGTTCAGAACTGTTAAAGTCCATAAGACCTGAACTTATCAATAGCCAATTCTCTCTGCTGATACTTCCATACGTTGGATAGCTTGTGCCGGTACGAGATGCACCCAGGGTTTCATTTCCTATGGTATATGATAATTCACTATTCTGTAATTTTAATGAATTAGCATATGACGCAATATCCGGCGATAATGACCAAGTATTCTTTTTGTATGCAGCTGAATCATAAGAATTACTATCGCCATTTGCTGATACTTGACCGTTTGTTGGACCGGTTGGTTGAACATTAAAATATTTTCTAAACAAATATCCCAAAGGCGAGATATATGCTTGAAGTCCCGCCTCTTTTATTTTTCGACTTGAGAGTTCACCGTTGATAACGGCGTTTAGCATGTTTGGATCAAGATACTCTAAATCTTCTGATAAAGACTTACAAGGCTTATCTAATCTCGCCTCCCCTGCTTCTTTTTGAATATCAGCAAACCTTATCCAGTTTTCAAGCAAAATTGCATCAACAGAGGTATCACCAGAAGAATCAACAACACGCGACATCCTATTAGACACTGCCCATATTTGCTGTCTAACTAAAAATTTTAATGCAATATCATACTCTTGCGGACTGTAATCTCCATATTTCTCTTTGATCTCTTGCACTTCAAATAAAGAAACATTTCTTTCGTAAAGGTCAATGATTTCTTTTTCAAACTCTGTAATAAACCCTTCTTGTTCGATTTTGTACGTTATAAACCGGGAGACATAAAGCACCATTAAATTATCAACATCTTCTGGTTTTTTGTACTTAAACCAATAGAAGATGTGAAGACACTTCAAGAACATTTCTGTGATATATGTTCTTAAAAGAAGCAAAATTACGCCACCTAAATTGGATTTCTGGAAGGGACTATTTGAAGATGAACCAATCCCTGATACATTTGGAAATGAAGCTTCCAAACATTCAATTGCTTGATATTCTTCCCTTATTCTATTCTTTAGAGCATCAATGTCCAATAAGTGTGGAGGACATTCCTGATCTGCTAATTTAGCAGGAGCCAAATCAAGATCTTGCAGGCTCTCTAAATTAAAATACGGATTGCTTTCCGAACCAATCTGATTTGTGAAGCTGCAAAATATATCTTTCCATATTTCGTTATAAGCATGTTTTGTATAGAGTTCATTTTTAATAACCTCTTCTGTTCCTAAAACACCGACTGTTGCACCAGGGGTTGTAAATCCAAGATTAAATGGTAGTCCTGACAGGTAATCTTCTTTATTCGTAACTTTCTCTAAAGCAGAGAATATGGTTGGACCATTCCTCAAAGAATCTTCAATTAAGTTTGCAAACATCCTGTCTTGAGGTGTTCTATTATCCGCACTTTGTATGTCAGCGGAGGTATCAAGAGGCAAAAGGCTTCTTTCTTCATAACTTTTAACTGCTTTTTCGTTTATGTCAAAACTTTCCGCTTGAGCTGTTAAAAGGACAGGTGGGATGCCTCCTGCTGTCTCCTCAATGTTTGTAGGATTATCAACAGTTATGGTGAATATATATTCTTCTTTACCTTCGGTCCATTTGTAAGGGACAACATAATTTAAGTTTAGACCCATCTCATCGACTTTCTTTAAAAGGTCATATATTGATGATTCCGATCCTAAACCTGCTTGAGAGCTGTCACCTGTTGGGGAAGAGTATTCTGAAGCGACAGATCCTGCGAGAACGCTGATGTCAACTCCAAGATTTGAGAAGACATTATTTGGCACTTCAAATTTGAAATTTTGAAAATTCTGCTCTTGGGAAATTTGAATTTTTCTTGCCGGTTGTCCTGGTCGATCTCCAAAACAAAACGTTCTATAGACTTCTTGAAAACCGGGTGCAAAGGCTTCTGGTCCTTTCTTTTTTCTTAAGATTGGAACTGGAGAGAATCCAAAAGTTTTTGTGTAGAAGCCACCAGGATCGTTTCTTCCTCCAATGGCTGTGCGATCTGCGTTTTGGTAAAATCTATTGTTTGTGTTTGCCAGCTCATACAACCTTTCAGACTCGGGATATGGTTGAGTCATGCCTATAGAACGCTTATCAACATCATCATCATCGTTTGCATCTATAGAAACACCATATTCTTGACTAATTCCGACATCATCACCCAACCAGTGAACAGATGTAAAACTATCCTTAAGAGTTGTACCTCCTTGGTATGTCAAGTTGTTCATTCTGTTTCCGTCTGCATTAACCGCACCGGGAGGTAGTGCTCCGAATGCGACAGTTCCATTTCCAACCAAATCAAGAAAATCAGGGTTGAAAAGAATTTTTTTCTTTCCATTAATTGTTCTCTCAATGGTACGAGGAACTACCTCGTCTACTGTAGTTGATTGTGCAGTTGCAGGAACATAATTACTTACATCTTTATTGAATTGAGATGCGACAGGATCATACAAAGCGTTTAATTTTGTATCTAAAACAAAATCAATATATGGATTTCTATTCGGAACTATTCCAGGGACAATGTTTCCGTTTTCATCTATGGAACATTCAAATGGAGGAAGAGAATCATCTAAAACATTATCTTTTTGAAGAAGGTTATTTAGATCTTCCAATCTTTTTTTAGCTCTTTGGCGAGATGAATCAATTTGCTCTTTGATGAGTTCTGGACTCATATCTTTGTTTTGTAAAAGCTGTTGTCTTAATGTTGTGTCATCTGGATCACACAAACACTTATATTCTTCTGGAAGATTGTCTGTGACTTTTGTCACTTCCTCAAGGACATTTGAGTAACCAGCGATCTTACCTAAATCTTCAAATAGTTCTAAAATATCATCGTCTGTTTGATATTGTGATTGGATTGCGGGATAGTTTCCTGCCAAGTTTCTAATAGTGTTAACTGCATCTCGATTAACTCCGCAGCCAAGCATCATATTACCCATTTCACCTGGAGTTAATACAGCGGAAGAGGCAGCAAGAAAATCAGTCATTTGTTGCTTTGTCTCTTCTGCTTTCCTTATCATATTTTGTTGCTCTGCCGGACTTTGGTTTGGATCTATTTGCCCAGGAGTGAGAATACGATTTTGTGCAAATCTTTCTGTTTGTGCTGCGAGTTTTTGTTGCTCTTCACTGATCGAAGTTCTTACACCACCGGGTAAGGCGATAGAAGCATTTTGGATGTTACCAATAGTAGTTGAAAGAAACGACTCTAATCCTGTTCCGAGGACGGCATTAGCACTCAATCCACCAAAGTTAAAATTATCAAATCTTGCTTTACCTTGACCTTCCAGAGCACACTCTTTGCAGAAATCAAGAAGCATTTTTATCAATTCTATTACAAGATCAAAAAGAACGCTAACCAAAGCAGAAACAACGGCTCTTGAAATAGCAAGACCCCACTGCTTAAGATAATCAACAACAGGAAAGTCATCTCTCAAATAAATTGTTGGGATATCAAAAACACCTAATTTTATTTCAGATGCAAGATTTGCAGCTTCATCCAAAAATTGCTGTGCTGGACCTAAAAAGTCCTGCCCTCTAAAACCCAAACATTCAAGTGCAGATTCGATAATTCCCTTAATTGGAACCTTATTTAAGACCTGATCATATAGATCGTCTAAATCTCTCGTTACATTTGCAAGACCTCTTAAGTTTCCAATTATTTGGTCGCCGACAAAATCTGATGCAGATTCTAATATTTCAGCAGCCTCCTCACGGGTTTGGAATAATGAAACGGCAACTTCTGCTTTTTCGGCTCCTGTTTTTGAGGTAGTTTCATTTGCTTTATTTTGAGCATCAGCAAGAGCTTCAGATTTAGGTGGACTAAACATCTTAAGAGAGCTAAAGTCCACTTTAGGAGGATTTAAAACATAACTTTCAACAAATTCTTGAATGCCTAATTTAGATTTGCTTACCCAAACTTTATTAAGTTCATCTATATTATACAAAAAATAATTCGTTCTTGGATCTGCAAATCCCGCAGAAGATCTAAATGTAGAAAATCCTTTATCAAATGGCTTTAAGCACTTGCCCTCTTTGGATATAACGTACTGCATCTTATAAGCAGAATCCATACCAAGTATAAAATCAAGATTGGTCATACTGGTGACATCGTTTTCTTCTGCCAACACCTTAAGTGCCGGATATATTTTATCTAATTTTTGTGCTTGTGCAGCAAAATTGACTCTTGGGATTCTTCCATAAAGCTTTCTTGTTTCTGCATCATAGAAATTTAAAAGATTTTTTAAGTTGTTTATCTTCGGCTTTAACTGACGCTCATTAATCTCTTTATTAAAAGCTGCCTTTTGAAGACCAGCTGTCCCTTCTGCTGATGAAGGTAGCGGGTCAATTTGATCAGTGGGAACCGATAATAAAACTTTAAGTCTTGAATTGGGTCTTTCGTTTATATCCCATTCTTCAGCGATTACATCTATTGATTCTTTGTTTTCAGCAAACTTATCATAATATTTTAATATTCTATCAAGAGCAACTTGTTTTTGCTCTGACATTCTTGTGGATAAGTCTTTGCGAGTTTTGCCAGCAGATTTATATTTTGTAACAACAGTAACTGCATATCTATCTTTTAGTTGAAGCTCTTCAGCATTAACTGTTTTAGCTTCAGATTGAAGATAGAATGGCTCACTCTTGTTGTCGTTTGTGGTCCAATCTTTTGTTATTAATGATGGTGCTTTTTTAGGATCTATTTCACTTGCCATAATTTAATTGGTGTTATTAAATCTACTGTTTATATAACTATCTCCTGCTTTACTTAAATGGTTTTTCTCCATATTTTCTAAATTTTTAGTTATGTTTTTTACTGACTCAAAAACGTTAGTCATATCCTTTATTTGATTGTTAAAGCCTGCTTGCATTGCTGGTAAACTTGTGAGAACCTGTTGACCTTGGAAAGGAGAGACATGTGTGTGGGATTGTATAGCAGCGTTAAATATTGATTGATTATTTCTGAAAGCTTCTACAGCCCCTTTTAATTCTTGTATCATTTTAAGAATCTTTCTTAAACACTCTACCAAATTATCTCCCCTTACAAGAGGTTGAACCCCAGATGCATCATTACCTGCAATTAAATCAATTCCACCAAAGCCAAAAATTTTTCCTCCTTGAGAATTTTTACTATCTGTTCCGGTCACAAGCTTTATTCCTTGTCTTGCGACAATTCTTATGTCGTCGGCTTTAAGTGCAATAGCAGATCTTGGCTGCCTTTTTACACCTTCTAAACCTGGGCTTCCTTGACTACCAGGAGCTAAAACAAAATTTTCATCAACGTCTGTCTTTTGAGATATATAAATTCTCGCTGCATCAAGAGCAAAATCAGGTTCATAAAACATTGGGAGTTGATCATCTGCTGTTTTATCACTCATTTCCCTATGAAGTTTCCATCCCTGGACACCTACAACTATATCAATCATGTCGGACTGCGTATCTCCACGACCGCCGTATCCAGAGCTTATTGCGCGGGGTCTGTCTCTACCAAACACAATAGATGAATTTTGATATTTTTCTCGATTGTGGATTTCTTTTTCGCATTCTCCTAAATTTCTTTCTATAAGAGCTTGTTTCGCAATACCACAATTAACGCCACTGATGATAGCCTTTTGCTCTTTAGATAAAGCATCTTCAGCTACTCTGTTCTGTTCATTTAATCCTTTATTATCTTTAGCTTTTTTAAAACTCATATAAGCCCCTTATTGATACACAGGTCGTCGTTTTTTAGCTTCTTCTGGACCGAAATAAACCCAATGCCAAGGTTCAGATGCGACTGTTCTAACAAAACCATATTCAGCAGCATTTTTAGCTAACCATTTATAAACATTAGTCACTCCAGGGTAACGCAGACGCGAGACATTTTGAATCTTTTTTGGCTGTTTGACTCCGCCTGTTTGTATATCCACAGCAATACCAGACTGATGATAGCTATTTCCCGGTTTTGCAGCAGGATTAAATCCTGGTTTTTTTTGACTCCACCCCTTCCAAAGTTTTTCTTGCTTTTTGTAAGTACGAAAAGCACTGTTGGCTTTTAAATCCACACCTTGGGTTTTTGCAGCTGTTCTCATTCTCTCATAAGCTTCTGCTGCGTCTGTTCTCATTATTTTTTCTTTATCGTTTTTTATATTGGGCGTTGTAATTTTTGAAGTTTCAATTTTGCCCAAAAGTTTTCCTCTTGGATCGTATGCACACGAATCGCCCTTTGGATCTTGTTCACATTCTGACTTCTCTGGGATATTTGATGGAACTGCTTTGGCTCTTTTAGTTCTGCCTGCTTCTTCTGTTTTCTTTTTTGCAGATGTTTTTGCGGGTGGAGTGCCACCTTCCGCAGCAATATTTCTAAATTGACCGACTTTATTTAAGTACCCTTTAGAATGAGGGTGAATAACAGTTACCCAATCACCTGGTTTTGGTATTACTTGAAGTGATGTAGAGTCTGGTTCATATAAATAAAGCTGATCTATTAAGGCTCGCGCTTCTGCGTCTGGATTTATAATATTTTCTGGAACTGCAAAAGCCTCATCAATACCTGGCACATAAACTCTAAAATATGTTGTTGTATCTTTTGGATTGTTGGAAACTTGATTAATTTTGTCCGTTTTGCTATCAGGTTGTGGTGGTACATCTCTATCAACAGACATACACATTCCCACAACTTCTTCATTTATAATATTGTTTTGCGGCTTATAACTGTCTAAAGCCATGCGGTAAAGCCTGTCAAGAAACTGATCTTGAGTTTCAAGCTTTTCTTCAGGGAATTGAGAAGTAGTAGAAGACTGTATTTTGTAGTCTCCCTCACGTTTAATCCTTGCAACCCTTTCCGCTTTTTCTTTATCCGTAGCCATGACTATTCTTTATTTAGTTGGTCAAAAATTTCTGCGCGTTCCTGCTCTGACAAAGAAGTGTCCCCAACCTCGTTTTTCTGCTTTAAAGAGGCAATCTTCACCAATTGCTCATTTGAGCGTTGTAATGTTTCCATGTATTTTGCAGCGGTTATTCCAACCTCTTTATGACGTTCGTCAGCACCAGACAAATATTTGATTAGATCCTGGAGGAGTTCTTTTGTTTGCTCTCGATCTTCTCTAATATTGTTTATTGCTTCAGATGTTAATTCTGTAAAGTCTTGCTTTTTCATTCGTTCCACTTCTTTTTATAAGAAGAATACTCGCCCCTAAACCTTTTCAGGTTGTTTAAAATCTGTTTTGTATTCAGGTTTGTCATTTCCCTTATATAAAGATAAATAGCTTTTTTATTAAAAATTTCGATGTCTTCGGCGTCCCTAAACAGTATCTTTATTGCCTCAAGGATCTTTTTTTCGTTTTCTTTTAATGTAAACTTGTTTTCCCAATTATGAACTTCGGATAGAAAACCAGACATAAATTCGTCTTTGTTTCTCTCTTCTTCGTAATCATTAAAGGTAGCAAGGTATTCTATCTCTACTTTCTTTGATATTTCGTCATATTTTGCTTCCCTTTTCATTTGGATAGCGTTCTTCTTGACGCGAGCAATAAACCAGTTTTTTGTAACAACACTGAAATAAGAGAAGGCTTTAGAGCCTTTGCTCTCATCAAAGTTGGAAAGTATTGTTATAAGGTGAATCTCGCACTCTTCTTTTAGGGCATCAATATTTGGTAAGCTACCAAACTTGTAAGTAAAAACTATTTTGTTGATCATCTCAACAAATACAGGTCTAATCGTGTTTTGATAGAGATCATTTTTTCTCTTGTTATTGTTGCAAGAGATGTATTCAAGTATTGCATCTTCATGCACTTGAGTAAAGTACTGATTACTCTTCTTTTTCCGCTTCTTCTTTGTCATATTCTTCATCAACCTTGTTAAGAACTTCTATTAAATCTGGTTGAGTAAAAGAATATATGTTTTCGTATCTACCGAGAAAGTTATAAAAATCCTTTGTATGGTCTAATAGGGATTGTAGGGTTTCGTCACCATAAAAAGTTGGCAACTCATATACGGTATTGAGATGACTTGCGTATGTTTGCAATCTAGTGAAGAGTTCTGCCGACTCTTCAGAGGAAACAATTATTGGGATTATTTTTGTGCGAACGTAATAATATAATACCGCAGAAATTCCAATAAACAATAAAGCAATTAAGCTTAAAATAATATGTAATAAATCAATGTTCATGCTTTCTGTTTTTTAAACTTTGTTTTGCTTCTTCGATATCCTTTTTCGATTCCTCTATTGTTTCTTTGACTAATGTTCCAACTGCACTTTCTTTTTCAACTTTTTTTGAGTAGTTGAATGAAGCTGGAATTTTATTTAAGCATTTGTCACTTCCACAACTATTGCAAACATCATGTATCTCATTTAATCTATGAGATATTATATATGATATTTTACATTTGTTGCAGTAATAAGTGTATTTAGGCATCTTCGTTTGTGTTTTTTGCAGTGGTTCGCTTTTTTGTTGTCTTCTTTTTTGTAGTTCGCTTTTTTCTCTTCTTTGGGGTCACAACTTCTTTATTGTTTTCCTCTTGTAAGGAAATGGTAGGAGGATTATTTACAATCAATCCATCAACAGAATTTAAAATTTCAAAATCTTTTAAAATATGTGTAATGTCTGTTTGTTCAAGAATTCCTTTTTGTAGAGCCAACATAATAGCTCCCACTGCCTGATTTGATAATTTATATTTAGAACTAATTTCCATATCTTATTCTCCCTTATTTAAAGCTGACAGAGTTTCTTCCCAGCTTGTAAAGCTGATAGCTTTATCATCAATATAAAACTTTGCTCTTGGCTTTTCAGCAGTTACTTTATTAACATACTGTTTCAAGTTATGTTTTTCTAGCCATTCCCAAACCAATTGCGTACCTGATTTTCCATTAACCAAACCACGATCTGGTTTTGCTTTGCAGGTATATACCACGATATTAAATTTAGAAGAAAGCTCTTTTAAAGCATCATGGACACCTTCTACAGGATCATCATAAATTGTCCCGTCATGATATCCCTTTGAGCACTTATGAATAACGCCATCAAAATCTACGCCAATGTTAATTTCTTCGTCAGGATAAGAATGTTCTCTAATTCCTTTATTCCAATTTAGTTTTTCAAGATCTCCTGGTGTGTTCTTTCCAATGGGCGGACATTCTTTTCCAGAGCCATGTGTTAGTTGATATTGCAAAAGCAAACTTAAACATTCTGCTGTATGGTAATATTCTACACCAAGAACAACTTGTGACAAATTTTTAATTTCTTCGACAATCGGAACCGCAGTCACTAAAGATACTTGCATACCATTATCAGACGCCCACTGGAGAGCCTTATTGACATCTTTTGATCTTCCAGATGAAGAAATACCATAAACTAATGATTTTGACATTTGTTCTTTTGTTCTTGTGGATGTTCTTTGTTTTAGCCAAGCCACCATCCATTGATCAAAATCAGTATCATTGATAAGAGATGTTGCAACAACACAACTACCAGGACACATGGCGTTTTTAGTTCCATTTGAAAGGCGCGTCATATCTACAGCAGTATGATCAGCAACACCCATATTACCACCATGACCAAGCACATAAATATCATCACACATATTGTATTTTTCTTGAAGCTGTCTCCACTCTTCAGATTCAACAATTTCAAAAAATTTATTAGATAAGTTTTCTATATCAAGCATTTAATATTTCTCCAGTTTTTTAAGACTATCAATTAGCATTGTTGTATCCATACCAAGGGCTAATAAGCCAAAATTTTTATATTTATTTATTTGTCCATCAATTTCACTTGGTATATGGATACCTAATTTTTCTTCACCTATAATATCATGTATATTCTTGATTTTCAACATAAATTTTTCATCATCAAACTGATGTGGTATTTTCATGCTCATTGATAAATCGTAAGGTCCAATAAGATAATAATCAAAATTAAATTTTGCTATATCTTTTAAATTAGAAACCCCCTTCTCACTTTCTATTTGAGCGACCAGTAGAGGCTTTTTTCCTATTAAATTAGGGTTTTTTCCCCAAGAATTTGCCCTTACCAAGCCTAACCCTCGTGTTCCACCTTGAGTAGGAAAATTACAATAATTATGAATATTTTCGCTTTGCTCTACAGACTCAACTGTTGAAAAAATTAAACCATCAACACCTGCGTCTAAACAATATCTAATCATTGTTTTATTAACTTCGGTAAGTCTCACAAAGCACTTCTTATTTTTTAATGTAATTGTTTGAATACACATGTAAAGGGACTCGTTATTAAAGCACCCGTGCTCTGTATCTAGAACTATTCCGTCAAATTCTGAAGTGCAAAAGATTTCAGATATAGTATAGTGAGGTATTTGCTGCCACGCTAATTTCATTTTTTATATTCCTGTATATAATCACAACACACCCCAGCACAATTTTCTGTTATTTTGTTTTTCGGCATTACCGCAATAGAAATTTCTGTTAATTTACTTCCTGGATATGCCCATATCCAACCATTACTCGTGAGTGTGTGCTCATCTTCTTGGTGCCAAAAGCAATGTATATTGTTTTTTAACATATGTTTTAGTGCATCAATATTTTTAGCATGACACCATAATTTAGAGTTTTTTAAAAAATTTATGTTAATAGGGTATTGAGGTTCATCATGACCTAAAAACCAATTTCCATTACTATACCACACATCTATTTCAACGTCAAAACCTTTTTGAATAGCAGACTCAATATAAGAAGGTGAGTTTTCTTTATCGGGAATTCTACCATTAAGGTTTCCACGATGAGATATTAAGATCATTTTTTCACCACATATGCTGTTGGACAAATATAATTTAATGATTTTATTTCTACATCTTTGTCTTGAAAAAAACGATCAGCCCCAGAAGCTTCAGACCACTTATGAAAACCGTATTCGTCAAAAACTATAATTCCACCTTTAGAAACTCGATCCCATAAAGCGTTTAATGTCTCATAAGTAGGTACATCTAAATCCAAATCAATATACAATAAAGAAATTCTAAAACCAGGACGACTTGCAGCATATTCATACGCACTTTGAGTTATGTCGCCTGGTACTAATTCAAATTCATGATCCTCAAATCCGTTTTTTTTTATAAAATCATTAAATGCCTCTACGTGACTGCTGCCATGTTTATAATTTCTTTGCTCAAACAAGGTTTTCATAGCCTCTTTATCGATGCCAGCCAAACTCTCAATAAGCTTGTCGGAATTAAAAAAATCAAAACCAACAACCTTTTTACCTGAATTTGGACACAAATACCTTTTCAACTTTAGAAAAGTAAACAAGCCGGTGCCCTTAAAAACGCCACACTCTACGATGTCTCCTGGAATGTCTTTAATTTGATTGACCAACAAAGATCGTGCTAAAAGTTTGCCAAAAACTTTTGTATCGGGGCTTAAAATAAAGCCATTAAAGCTATCATAGAGGGCTTGAGAGATATCAACTATTTCAAGTTCTTTAAGTTTCATACTATTTCCCGTAAAATTTATAATAGTTTTCTAAATCTTCAGGGGTTCCCAACCCCCACATTCCATCAATGTGGAAAGTTTTGATTTTTTTGCCTGCACCTATGGCTTCATTGAACACTGGACAGACATAAAACTCGTTATTAAACCTAACATTCTTTTCTATCATTTGTTCTGCATATTTTACATAATCAGAACCGTGTTTCCAATAATAGATTCCAGTTGTTGCAATATCACTAATTGGTTTTTTTTCTGCAACTTCAGACACAAAACCATCTTCATCTAATTTAGCAAAACTCCACTTTGGGTGGGTGGCAGTAAAAGATAAAATTCCTCCATCAACACCGTCTGCTTCCATAGAATACATAAATTCATTACTATCCCAATCTAAAAATTGATCAGAATTTGCAAATACTAAAGGTTCATCATTATCAATAAATTCTTTTGCCAAGAGTGTTGTACATGCTGCACCTTCAGTCATTCCATCTACTTGAACAATTTTACAACCTGGAGAGATCAGATTTAAAAGATGCTTCAGATTGTATTTTTCATAATGAGATTTCTGAACCACAAAAATATGACGAGCGTCGATGTTTAAATTTTCTACTACTAATTGAATCATTGGTTTTCCATTCACCTCAATTAGGGGCTTTGGAAATGTATATCCCGCTTTGGCAAAACGAGATCCAGCGCCTGCCATAGGAATTAAAACATTCATTTTTCCTCCTTGCCATTTAGGTCTTAAAGAGTCTTTTCCATTTGCTTTAGAAATGGTGTTAGCTATTTTATCATAAGTTACATCACTGCTGTTTTTTACTGCACAAAGATGAGCGCCTGAATTGATAGCGCCTTTTCTGCCAATATGAGAATCTTCTACAATAACTGTTTCATGAGGTCCCACACCAGCTTTTAACATACATCGCAAGTATATTTCAGTATCGGGTTTAGGTTTTGTGACATCTTGATTAGAAAAAAGAAAATCAATATGTTCAAAAAACCCTCTTCTGATTAACTGTAATTTGGCTGTATCTCTAATAGAATTTGTTGCACAAGCTACTTTATATCCTTCAGATTTAAACTTTTTTAAGACTTTAGAGATTCTTTCGTCCTTTTCAAACTCGTTAATGATTTTAAGAGTTTTCTCTTGTTTAAGCTTCCATACAGAGTTGTGCAATTTTTCTGGTAGACCTTTAGAATTTGTTAACATGGACAATTTTTTAGAAGTAGATAGACCATCATATGTGGAAAGATGCTCCTGTCTTTCAATAACATATTGAGGATCAATGTCAGCTAAAGCTTCATTAAGTGCATTATAGTGTAATTCTCTAGCATCCACTAGAACACCATCCAAATCAAATATAATAAGTTTAATCAATCTCTAAATCTCCTATTTGGCATAAATGGATGAACATCAATATCAAGCTCTTTATTGGCATCTAGCCATAAATCACCTTTGCGCCATCCTACATAATTTTTATCTTTTAGTTCTATATCTTTTTCAAAATAATAATATTGAACAAAGTTGGGTTCTTTTGGTAACGATGGAGGATTTTCAATAAAATCTTTAGACCATTTGGTTAACCAACCATAGTATTTTGGCTGCTCTTTCCATGTATCTTTCCATTTCCAATAGAATATTTGAGAAGTGTGATACCAACCTTCTTTTGAGACATCGTTACTTTTTATCTTTCTCCACTCTGGCTCTCCTCCTTGATAGTTGGAAGTATCAAGTGGTAACGCATCTTGTTCATTCAATAGTCTACCATGAATTTTATCGTTTATTAAAGAATGTTTTTTGTTGCAAATAAGAGCACGAATATAATAATCAGCCTCTTTATTAGCAGGAGTCAGAAACCTTTCATCCCACATACCAATTTTTTTAACAGCTTCAGGTCGATAACTGATTATGTTGTCTCCTAGTTGACCAGTGACAAAATTATAATTTTTATGCA